GTTGAGTTCTTGTCCGATCTCGGTGACCTTCTTCTGCTCTTCGGTGAACTCGCCCTTGGTAACGGTCTGGCTAAGGCTGGCATCAAGGCCATTGATGCGCTGCTCTGCCTCAGTGATGCGCTTGCCCTGGCCATCAACAGTGACATTGTCAGCCTTGCTGGTGATCTGGCCGGCTACGGCATCCAGTCCTTGATGAACTTCGGTGATGGAGGTGTGCAGCTCATCTCGCACTGCATTGACTGCATCCATCGTGATGCTGCCATTTTCGGGATCGACAACAAACACCGCGTCACGGAACGAGTCAAAATCACCTTTGTACTTGTCGAACTTGGCATTGAGACGATCCTGCACCAGACCAATTTCGATGCTCGAGTTTCCCAGCTGCTGCTGGGCATCATCCAGCAGGTCCTGAGCAACCTTCTGCCGCTCATCCAGTCCAGCCAACTCCTGCTCGATACTGGGGATCTTGTTCTCGATGGCGTCAACTTTAGGGCGGATCACCTCAATTTCATCGACCTTGGGTTTCAGGATAGTGACATCAAGCTGTAGCTGTGGGACAGCCTCAATGGGCTTGAGCAGCTCTTGCACGAGATGACTCTTTTCTATCTTGCCCTGAAGCTCATCCAGAATGTCCTGCACATCCCGGCTGGTTTCAGCCACAACACCCTTCACGCCCTGAAACGGGCCATGGTCATCTTTGCCGTTGACGAAACGCACCCAGTAGTAGAACTTCGCCCCCTTCCCAATCGCATCAGAGAACAGGTTTGCTGATGTGGTGCCTACCAGCACGGCATCGGGCTGGTTGTCTTTCTCCGCCCGCCAAATCTCGGCATGGGCATGCCCCCGGTACCGTGGCGAATCCCACTCCACCAGGACGGTGTGAAAAGCGCCATTGGCGATCACATTGACCGGGGCATGAGGAAACTCCATCTGGCCAGGAGGGAAAAGGTCAGGGTTCTTACCGGGGACGTAAATGCCGCCTGGCCCTGGACGAAGAGTGGACAACCCCAAGGCGGTCAACTCCCGGAAGGTAACAGCCTTGTCGAGCCGGTCACCACGCTGCCCTGTCAGCAGCTCTACGTTTTCAGAGGTTGCGGCTTGGTCCCGGCCAGCGCGGTATGCGGGTTTCTTGGCCATCAGTTCACCATCTCCGCCATGCTGCTCGCCAGCGTGATACGGCGTACCACTGAGGTACCGAAGACCTCAACCTGCCAGAAGCGGCCGCGCACTGGCGGTAGCCTGAACGCGCCATCCACAAGGTTGCCAGGAGACAGCTCCATCACTGGTTCACCATCAACAAGCAGCGTGATCCCCACCTTGGCAATATCCCCCGCCAACACCCGGCAACAGCTGAACGATGTTCCCTCTGGCGTCATGAAGAGTTTGGATCGCCACACGAACTGGCCATTACTGGCACTGCCGCCACGCCAAATCTGCAAACTGCGGCCCTTGGCCACGAAGAGGGAATCGCTCTCCATATCGGATACTGCTGCATCCCACCGGTTCGTCAGCTCACGGATGTCGCCACTCTTGGGGTCAAAGATGAATGCGTGTGTATCGGTCAGGGCCACATACTTGCCTTCGTGGTGCCATGCCCGCATGGTTTCTGGCTTCATGGCACGCCACTGCTTCCGGGTGATGACCTGCTCGGTGACCACTTGCCCGCCGTTGGCACCAACGCCTACCAGCCCATCTGGAGAGGCATAGAGCACCACTCCATCCATAGCGACCATAGAGCGTCCGCTGATGCAGGCCTGTGGCAGCTGACTCAGCTTCTGAGTGGTTACAGAGGCAGGGCTTACACCCTGCGCCAGATAGGGGTAACCCTTGGTCCCAATCACCAGAGTGGTATCGATGGCGGAGATCGCAACGATGTCGTGCTCAGTGGTCAGCCGGTACTTCTCCGGCCAGGCATAGGGCAGATACGGCTCGCACAGGTAAAGGGAGTTGCCAGCAAACCCAGCACACATGCCGTTGGCCATTTGGCAAAGCCCACGCAAGCCCTCGGGTGGCATGGTGTAGCCGTAAGTCTCCAGCACGGCACCCAGCTCCCCATCCGCCCGGTTATCGACAAACGACGCTTGAGCTATTGGAAGCTCGGCCACCAACAGGTAGTCGGCAATGCCGCCTCCTGACACAGACCGGTAGATCCGGCGCTTGGTGATGTTGCTGCTCTGGGATGTAGGCTGAGTCAGCAGCAAGGCAACAGACGACCCGGGGATCGTGATGGTGACTTTTCCGCTGGCTGGGCCGGGCGGCCCCTCCTCTCCCATCGCAGTCACGAAGGTGTCCACATAGAAGCGGGTTTCGTCATCAATGAGGTCGTCATCGACACCACCGGATGGCGGCGTGATTGTGCCCACTCCAACAGGAACGCCTGGGGCCGGAATACCAAGCCGGTACCACGCCGTCGGCTTGTTGGCTCCGCCAGTGGCGATCTGGGCATGAGTCACCTTGGGGTATTCACCATCCGTGTAATAAACCCGACCGTATGGATCCTGGGCAATTGGCGAGCGCATGGCCTCCACCACTTTGTTCCAGGCGAACCAGTGCTGACCATAGTGAAAGAGCGTAGTGGGCACGATAGGCAACTCCACGCCCGCGCTGGCGTCATCCTCCAACGGGGAGATAACGCCATGGTCAAAATGGCAGTCACTGGCAATCATCGCGACTTCATCAGACAAAAGGTGTGGCTCCACGCGCGGCATAGTCCCTCGCATGGTGACGATATCGAGTACGGGCATGGGGATCTCGGAGAAGCAGAAACGAAAAAGCCCCACTCGGGAGAGCAGGGCCATGATGGGTAAATCCTAACGCCGGGCGCGTCAGGAGGCAAGCGCTGGACTTAGGCCCACACTCTCACGGGCGTTTCTGGATAGGTGCGCTCGGCATCTAAGGCAGTGGCCAACGCCGCCAACCTGGTACGCACGTTGACGTGGTAACCAGGCGCGGGCGCCATCACTGGCACCACCTCCCCCTCGATCACCATGGTTTCGCCGGTTGGCTGGTAGATGGTGCCGATCACATCGAGTGCGGCGTCAGGGTGATAGAGCGCCCCGCTGTCGGGGTCTTGGCTAAAGCCCGCCGTCTTGAGGGCCAGCGTCATGGCCGACTTGCTGCCAGCCTTGAGGTACAGATCGATCATTGTCATGTGTCTTGTCCTTCCAGAAATACCAGCCGCCAGCGCGGCAAGCTGCCCAGAACAGCCAGGCCAGCATCGGCTTGCCCTGGGCAATCATGCACTGGCGCAAGCGCCGGTCAGCCTCAGCACGAGATACCCTGCCTTTGGCGCCATAGTCGTTGTCGTGCTGCTTACAGCAGCTGTTAGTACCAGGGGGAACGGGGCCAAGCCCCGTGCAGTAGTGGCGGGTCATCGCATGGCCTTGGCCTGCGCCTCTGATGCGGCGAAGTGCCAGACCTTCAAATCCCGGATGTGCATCCGTGGCATCGCCCGGACAAATGAGGCATCAGTTCCAATATAAAATTTCTCGTTGGAATATCCGCTTTCGTTGGAGCTGGAGCTCGTTACCGACTTAACGCCTGAAATCCACATTTCTGACTTATCACCCCGCCGGATCAACGTTATTCGGCGGGGCACCCCCATCGGCATAAGCGCCTGAAATTGTGTCGGGGACAAAGAGGCAAATGTTGTTGAGCCAACATAAAAGCGCGTTGACCCTGCGGCCCAAATGATGAATCGGCTCATAGCCGAGGGTAAACCAGACGCATAGAAGCAGGCATAGTCTGCGGGGTCATATTGGATGTCAGCAGTAAACGACAAGGTAAAGTCGCGGTTCAGCGGCAGCATATTCCCTAACTCTTGCAGCCAAACCTTATCTTGCTCTCGTCTAGTCTGCGCACCACTGCTCCGAACCCTTGAGGTGGAAACATTACCAAGCTCGACCTGAATGTCACCGACATCAAGCAGAGCAACACCAGCGGGAACAGCTGCGCCAGAATCTGAGCCAATATGGGGCCACACAAAGGCTTTTATTGTATTTTTACCTGCGGCCAGAACACCACTCATAACCAGGTCAACCGCCTGACCTTCAACAAGATCAATATAAAAAGAGCCAGGAGTCAGGTCATTACAACCTAACCTGACTCGATTAGCCGGCGAACCTGCAGGGCGGCGAACGGTAACGGTTACGGTATAGGGTTGCCCTTCGGTTGCAGGGGCTGACGGCAACCAGATATAACGACTGGCAGCCACAGCTGTTACAGAACGGAGCTGAGCATAATCACCACCCATTGCCGGGTCTGTCTGCTTTACCAGGATCGAGTTTTCAACGTTGTTACTCGTCATGTTCGAGCCGGTAAAATTGTACGCCGTGAACAAGTTGGTACTGGCCTTCTCAATCAACAGGCCCTGAGCCTCAAAGCGAGGAGCATTAATCGCAGCGTCCAGGCGCAGCCCCGTTGACTTGTCTACATAGGTCGCCCCTGTGATTCGTTCGAAGTTGGCCCGCTTTGCAACCGTCAGCTCCCCCACTTTCACATCACCACCAAAGCCGGTGATCATGCGCAAGTCATCATTCAGCGGCAGCCACACATCCGGCAAGGGCATGGCGGAATCCCTGACCACGTTGACAGCCAGATCGGCTGATGCCGCGGCCTTGTCCGCCTCGACCTTGGCGCGAGTTGCTTGCCCCTCCCCCGCGCTGGTAACTCGCTTCCACGGGATCATGGTGTGCTTTGTGCCATCCGGCGCGGTTACCTCGATGGTTGCCGCATCACTGGTCAGCAGAGCCTGGAAAGCATCACTCTGCTGCTGATATGCCCCCAGGGTGGCATTCAGACGGCGGGCAAACTCCGGGATGGAGTCTGTCCGAGATGTGTCGATGGCATAGGCCTTACCGGTGCCGGTAGCTCCCCGGTAAGCCTCTACCAGATAAAACACAGTATTCGACTCTGAGTAGTCCACCTCATACAGGTCTACAGCAGTGCCAGTCACCATCACCAAGAGGTGCCCTTTTGCGGCGGCATTCTTCGGATCGGCAAAGGTGGTCCCAGTGCCTACCACCTTCTTGCTCCCTTTGGTGACAGCAATGGTGCCATCACGCTTCCACACTCCAGCCATGCTGCCCCCTTACTGCCCGGTCACGCGGGAGAAGCCTTCGGTCTTGCGCTGCTCCATGTTGGCATCAACCTGGGTCTTCTCACCGAGTTGCTGCAGGTAGGCGTTGTAATGACCGACCGCCCGGTTGGAGTTGGCGCTGTATTCGGAATCCTTCGAGAAGGCCCGATACATGATGAAGTCGATCAGCGGGTTGATGTAGATGTCATCCAGATCGGCCAGCGCCGGGGTGCCTGCGCTCTCGACATCCGTCAGCACCTTGGATTGCGGGGCAACGGAGTAGATCACGTCCACCTTCACTGCAGCAGCCGGGCCTGGATAGAGATAGAAGTTCTTGGGGTCACGGTCGTCATAGGTGTAGGCCGCCACACTGGTACCGACCTTACCAGCGTGCCAATCCGGATAACTGTCATCCAGTGCTCGCCGCGGTACAAAGCGGATCACCTTGCCATCAGCATTGCGAAGTACCTCGATCAACCGGAGTGCGTCAGCCGGCAGGCTCTGCTTGGTACCTGCGGCACAGCTAAATTGCACGTTCTTGGTGTGGGCATCCGGACGCATCAACACGATCGCCTTGGCGGCGTCGTTGTAATAGTCCAGCAGCTCTTGCTTGGGCCAGCGAACCCAAGTGCGATCGTTGAGCAGGGTGTTTACCCGCTTGAGTATCGAGTCAACGGTAACGGTTGCCATGTCTGGGGTCCTTTAAAAAAATGAGTGCTTACGGGGAGGGTTGTGGAACTCGACCTGAGTAGGGGCGCTGTGCTGCTTGCGGAAGCGGCCAGCACGGCGCCACCCTTCAACAAACTCGGCGCGGTGGTAACCCGCACGCTTCGGGTCAGACCAAGGGCGATCTGGCTGGGCATAGAGCAGCGCGGCCACGCCATGGGCAATGGCCTCGGCATGATCGGTGTAGAGCTGAGCCGGCAGCGTCTTGCTACCCTTGAGCGGGGCAGCAGCAAACCAAACTCGCACGTTGTCCAGGTCAGTCAGCACGCTGATCTCGTTGGTCGAGATTGCGAAGTAGTCACGCCCGCTGACAAAGGGTGCGCCCCCCTCACCGGTCAGGTGCAGTACATTGCAGGAGGTCAGGCTATCGGTATCGCATACCGTCTCCAAGCTCCCTGCTGCTGCCGAGCGAATAAACCGGTCCAGGGTGATGAGCTCTGACTCGCGGCAGAAGGTAATGGCCGCCTCAGTGACGGCCTCCTCCAGCATGATCTCCAGCGGGCCAGTGATGTGCATCCTGACAGTTGGCAGGAACTGCTCACGCGGCACCATCTGCATATCAGCCCTCCTGCTCTGCCAGCTTGGCCTTCATGGCATCACGCACGCGCACACGGAAATCGCCGACCTTCTCTTGCGGGCCTTGCGGATCAAGGCGCAGATCCTCGCCTTCCACCAGGGTTGCCAGCTGCGCAGAGGTCAGCTTGGCCAAGTCGCGGTCCCCGACAACCATGCTCTGCTCTTCGGCCAGGCGTGCTTCTTCCGCAGCCAGGCGCTCAGCCTCTTCAATCGCAGCTTGTTCCAGCGCTTCCTGTTGGGCCTTTACTTCCCCCAGCTCTTCGGAACGGCGCCACACAGAGGGGAATTCCAACAGTTGCATAGCAATGTGGCTCTCAACATCCACCGACTTGTGCCGAGGGAACACCAGGCGAGAGCCGGTGACGGTGTCTTTCTTGCTCGGCTTGTCGCCGATGTAAACCACAGCAATCTTGTCGCTCACGGTTGTCTCTCCAATCCAGAAATAGAAACGCCCAGCACGGGGCCGGGCGCATAGTGATGGGCGGCCTTAGAGGTTGCCGATCACTTCGTAATGCAGTTTGAGCTTGGCGGTGCCTGTTGCCGTGCCGCCGCCAACGGTGAGACTGATCTCCTGATCCGCCTCAGTCATCAGGTCATCGACCGGGATGTACTTGGCCACCGCCGTCGCCGTGCTCTCGGCATTGATGATGGTGGTAGTACCGATCTTGGCGGTGATGGTGGTGCTGGCTCCCAGCGCACTAGTGAAGAGGGTCACCCCCACCACTTTCAGGTTGGGCTCCACCTTGTCACCGAACGCAACGACATCGCCGGCGGGCACAGCAGCCAGTTTGGCCACCAGGGTCGGGGAGATAGAGAGGTTGCCGAACGCGCCGACAAACCAGCGGTACGCTTTGGCGATCAGGGTAGTCTTGGCCATGATATGGCTCCTTGTGAGATCAGATAGTGAAGAGAAGGGGGCGGATAGCCCCCTGGGTTGGTGGCTTAGCGGCCGATGGCACTCACCGCGGTATCCAGCACCATGCAGCCGTGGTCCTGAATGTTGCCGTTGCGCTGCTTGAAGCGGATCTTCTGCAGACCGGACACCCAGTTGATGGACATCTCAGTCGCATTTCCGTGGTCGGTTTTCTCTTCGTGCATGCCAAAGGAGCCGCCTTGCTCGCCGGAGCCGAAGGCGTTGGCCAGCGCCTGGCCGCCCAGCAGCACGGCGCGGTCGATCAGAGTGTTGGCAACCTTGTCCACTTCGGCACCGGTAGTGGAGTTGGTCGCGCAAACCCGGACGGTGCTGCCCTGGTTGAAGCGGATCGGCATGCCCTTGTACTGCTTGACCAGAATTCCCCGCCACATGGCCCCTTCCCCGCGGAAGATGGGGTGGTTCCAGCCTTTGGCTCGTTCTGCCACTGCGGCCAGCATGGCATTCCAGTCTTTACCGGAGCTGGAGGTGTAGAAGTCATGCCACTGGCGCGGGGTGACGTAGAGCACAAAGAGCGGCTCACCACCAGACGGATCCGCCACCATGCGGATCGGCTGAATAGGGTTCGCCATCTCGGACAGATAGAGTGCCATGTTGTCCACGCAGCCGAGGTTGAAGCGATCTGCCGCGTCGATGGCTTCGAAGGTGGTCGCGTCACCACCGAAGAAGTGGCGCTCGTAGGTCGGCGCGGTCAGCGGGTTGATCATAATGTCGGCAAACTCAGCATCGTCCGCCAGCGGCAGAATGATATCGGTGGCCGCATAGTCGCCGCGTGCGCCGGCCAACTGAGCAAAGCCACGCTGGTCAACCAAGCGGCCGTAGTAGCCATCCGCTAGCAGTACTCGAGCGGTCTTGATCAGGTCGTGCTTGGTGCGCTTCTGGCTCATCTTGCCGCCAGCATCCACACCGTGCCGGGTCTGATTGATCTTGAGCGAGAAGTCAGCGAAGGACAGGCTCTCCAGGCGGCCAGCTAGCTTCTTGTCACCCATGGTCGGGCGGCCAGAGAGCTGATGGAACAACTGCATGTCCACTTCGGTACCGGCCTGCTTGCTCAGGTCGGTGATGCGCACAACGGGGGCACCAGCACTGGTCTGCTTGCCGCCATTGACCTTGGCACCCTTAGGCGCCTCTTCGGTCAGCATATTGACCAGGGAGTGCGAGCGGTTGGCGGCAGTGAACAGCGCCGCCTGCATAATCTTGTTGGCTTGCGCCGAGGTGACTTGGGTCATGATCCTCTCCTACATGAAAACAAAAACCCCGACACAGTGGTCGGGGTTGGCTTGTATAAACGGGTTGTTGGTTAGAGCCCGGCTTGTTCCAGCAGCTCCTCAATCTGGGCATCCGTCATTGCCCCCATCTCGGACGTCAAATCTGCCTGAGACATGGAGCCATAGCGGGCAACACCTGTTGCTGGTGCTTGATGGGTTTGGCCGAGCACCGAAGGGCTGGACGGGATAAAGTCAGCAGGCTTCTTGGCTTCCTTGCTGGGTGCCTTGGCTGGCGGTGGAGCAGTCTCCACTGCATCACCAAAGGCCAGCTTGGTGCGACGAGCGGCCTCTGCAAATCGCTCGTCCAGCGACTTGCCTTGCCACACAGGATCAACCTGGAGCTTTTCATCGACGATGATGGCGAAATCGAAGCGGTCTTGGTCCTTGTCCCGCCAATCAACCAGGTCAGGTACCGCCTGCAGCGCGGCCTGCACCGGATTGGTGGCTGGTTGAACCGGTTGTGCTGCTGGCTGTTCCAGTCGATGGATCTTGTTGGCCATCGCGGTCAGGGTCTTACCGATCTCCGGATAGTCCTGAGCCAGCTGCTCTACTTCCTTCAGGTCGAGCTGGTCCGGGTCGGCATCAGGGTTAATCCCGTGCTTCTCCAGCAGCGCTTGAAGCTTGTCCCGTTCGGCCTGAGCCTGCTGAGACTGGCCAAGCTGCTCACGCAGGGCCTTGTTCTCATTGCGAGCCTGCTCCAGCACGTCATACGGGATGGTGTGTTGACCGCTCTTGGCCAGGATCACCTTTTCAGGCGCCTTGGCCGCTTCACCTTCCTGCTCGGCGTTGGCCTCTTCAGTACCGGCTGCTACTTCAACCGCCGACGGCGCGGCTTCTACGTCCGTTTTCTCAGTAACAGTGCCATCAACCAGCTCAACATCGGGCGATTGCTCGATCTCCGCCAGCATGGCTTCCAGTTCTTCCAGGCTTTCAGTCCCGGTCAGGTTGTCGATGTTTGTATCCATGGTTGTCCTCGTGGGTTTTCAGTGGGTGGTATCGCTGCCCAAGCGGGGGATAGTTCTCGGGGAGAGCTCTCCCCGGCTGGGGCTGGGCACAAAAAAACCAGCTCGAGGCTGGTCTATAAAAAAGCCCGCGGGATGCGGGCAAAAGGTATAAGCACGGGAGTCAGTAGACTCATATCGAATAGTACAGGCTGGAGGATGTGCCGCTCTACTGTCATATTTCCCAAACAAAAAGGCCCAATCTCGAGAGACTGGGCCATGTTGAGGAAATCCTAACGCTACGAATTTAATTATGCAAGAGTTTCTATTTCCCACCTGCTTGTTGCTCACCCTCCACGCGGCCCTCAGGAATTGTCAGAGGAATTACTTGAGGCGCCTTGAGCTCTGTTACACTTTTTGTAGTTACTACCGGGCCTCCCACTCCCATGTTATTACCGTCAGATCGTTGCGTCACAGTGGTCTTAGCCTCAAGATTTGAGGCATATAAAAGCCATTTTTCTGCCAAGTTAGCTACGATCTGATCGTCCATACCATTCATTTGAAGTTGACAGAGATAGAACCCTCCAGCGATTAAAAAGGATGTTTTTTCTGTTGAAACATTAAGAGCCTGAGACAGTTTGATTGTTTCATTTTGAATCTTAACCATTTCCTCCGCTTTTTCCCTCGGCAGACCGGCTCTAATCAAGTTTGCGATAGAGTCATTAATGACAACATCATTCTTTGTTTGTTTATTTTCTGATGTTATTGCCAGTTGCATGCACATTTTCCGCCCTGCAGCAGGACTCACACCAGCTGAAAGATCACTATCCCACACAATGAGTGATGAACCATTTTTTTCTTGTATAGAGTATGTGCTACAACCAAATGAAAATAATGTAAGCAGCATACACAATAATAGTCTCATATAACCTCCTTGTTTATAGATGCCACACAAATGATAGGTTCAATTTTATTTAAAGGAGTGATCTCGCTCAAAGTTTGATGGTATCGATCTGCTGCTGAATAGTGTCCAGAAGCTGGGCCTGTATGGCCGCCTGCTCGCCCTGGATGGTCTGCTGCTCCGCCGCCAGCCGTTCCATTTCCTGCAACGTCTTGCCGGTCTGGGCCTGCTTGAGGGCATCCTCGAACCGGATAGAGTCAGTCAGCTTGGCGATGCGCAGGGCCTCCACTTGCCACTTGGCGGCTTTGCCTCCAACTCGGCCAACTTGGCCTGCATCTCGCGCATGGCCATCTCCTGCTCCATCTGTTGCTGCTGGGCCTGCTGCTCGGCGGCGGCACGCTCCTCGTCGGTCATCTCCTCTGGGTCCTTCTGGATGTTCAGCGCTTTGCGCACTCGCTCCACGAACTCAGCCTTGCGTGGCACATCCATCAGCTCAACCAGCAGGTCAAAGCAGGCACCTGCTGCCTCTGGCGGTAGTTGCGACATGGCCTGGG